GTGTGACTTTTTGTGCCATAGAAAAAACATTTGGATCTGCAACAGGTATAACATCAACTTCTTCACCAAAATCAGCAACTTTTACGAAACGATTACCACCATAAACAGCATATGGATACAAAGGAGGTAAATATGTTGAGAAAACTTTGGCTAATAACCTAAATTCTTGTCTCATAGCATAGTAACAACGCTTATGAATAGCACTCATGACCCTTGAGCCACGTTCCAAGAGTGCAATTGTAGTGCCCACGGCTCTATTTTGTGTATCATTGCCTATTGCCATGTCAGCAATTGAAGCAAAACGCTGTCCTGCAGCTACGCAATACTGTAATAAACTGAATAATGTGGCATCAGGACCTTTAAATGGTAAAAATTGAAACTGATCTTTGATATTTCCACCAGGTGCGTCAACATCTCTGAACTCACCAGGTTGAAATGGCTGGTCTTCATCCCTGATTCTAATACCACGAGACTTGAATCCAGCAGGTAAGTTACTTAAAGTTCCTGCATCAAGCAATTGTCTCAACGCTGCAGTAGCAGTTTTACTTAAACCACCAATCATGTGAATTAAACCAAAGCCATAAAACCCTAAACCTGGTAAAAATTTGAAATGTACAAAATATTCTTTGCGTTTATAAGTTTCATCAAAAGGTTGATAGTTTCTATAGATACTTAAAATCTGTGAAGAGCCTTCATCAATCGTAACAATGTAAGGAACTTTAACGTTTTTAGGTGCATCTTCAATTGCATACTCTTCTAAATCTAAATCAACATGCATTTCTAAAATATTAAACTGATAGTCTTTGTCTGCTGAGGGACTGACACCTTCTATTTCTTGATATTTTGATTCGATCTGATCATCGTCCATTTGAGACGGAGCAATTTCTACATCTCTATAAAAACCATTTCGTTGTTTTTTCAATAATTCATTCTCACTCATTTTAATCACATGAGTAATTCTTTCACAATCTTTTAAATCAGTAGCGTAATAAGGAACAACTAAGTCTTCAGCATGTACAAATTTACTTACAGGTCTTTGCATGATGTCATCAAAGTAAACTTTTTTAAAAGCTGAACCTGTCAAAGGTAAATAAAATAATAATTGATCAAAGTCAGGTGTGTACTCTTCCATCTGATCCATGAGCATATAATTCATAAACTCTTTTACTCTTTGTGCTTGCTCTTCTCTTTGAAAATTTACTTCACCAACAACTTGAGTTCTTACAGGACCATCGCTTGGTAATAATTCTTTATAAGCTTGTGCTTGAAATTGTGTAACGGCTTCTGATAACAATGGATGTGTTACACCACTTGCACCTTTAAAAGGTTGTCCTTCATCATTGTATTTAAATCCTAGTAAATCTAATCCTGAAGTATAACCTTTTTCCCAATCCCCTCTTGACTCTTTATCTTTTTTATAATCAGTCACAAGCTCGTTAGCAATTCGAGACAGAACTTGTTCATCAAGATCAGTGGCTACATTTTTGTAAAATGTTTCCATGAGTTGTTCTTCCAAATTGACTACCTGTTTTGGAGCTACTTCTTCATCAGTCTCAATAACTTCGACTTCAAGATCTTCTTTTTTTTCTTCGTTTGTATCTTCTGTATTTTCTTCAGGTTCAGTGTTTTTTTCTACAGCCATTAATATATCCTTGTTTTTTTATTTTTTCCTAGTTTACATTTAGCCTTTACAAACTTGCCTTGTTTAGCTCCAATTTTTTCATAATACATAGGAAACATTTTTTGTGCAGCACCACTTCTTCTTAGTGATTCATTTTTTTCTTTAATCTCACCAATTAAATCACGGCTTTGAAAAACAGGAGCTGGAGGGTCTTTGAAAAAAGCAAAAGGATCACCACCCATAGTCTCATAAATTTTTAATAATTTTTCACCTTTACTAGAGCCTTGTTCCGTGGTCACTGAAGGAGTAGCCGAGGAATCCGCAACACGCCTGTCTTCCTCGTCTCTTTTTTGTCTTTGTGTCTTATATTTAAGAACCTGGCTTTGTCTTTTCTTTTTTTCTCTTTCTTCTTCATTGGATTTATATTTATCCATGAGAAATTTAGAAAATGGATTTGCTGCTTTCATCATTAATAATACCTGTATTCCTTCTCTGGTAAATCTTCAAGTTCTTTGTAATCTGAGTATAACTCAATAAAATTACCTTGCCTATACCTTAACACAGCTTGGGTAGTTGAATCAACATAATCATCATTTGCTCCATTAGGAAAAGCAGCACACTCATCCATAACTTCATCAGCAAACATTTCACCATAAGGAAACCACACCTGACCACTTTCAAATATCGGAGCAACTGAATTGACTCTGGTATGTTTGTCATTACCTTTACTCGGAACAAAAGGCACAACAGGAATACCCATCCGTCTAAATTCCTGAGTCAAGGGTTCACCACTTGCTTTTTGTTCTATGATAACAGTTTCTGGTTCCCAATACTTATACGCATCCATCGCCACTGCTTTTAATTCAGGAAAGTCATACTTGCCTCGAATGGCATCTAATAAAATTAATGCTGGCGTAGCTTCATCAGGATGAAATATTCCCCACGTTGTAATAGCCGAATAGTCGGCTGTTTCTTTTTTACTAAATGCTGTATCATAACTCTGTATAACATGAATTAAATTTGGCACAGTCGGACCTTTCCATGCTTGCCACCATTCTCGTTTTAAAATTGCACCTTCTTCAGATGTAGGGTTTTGCATATACTGAGCTGACCAATTACGAATAGGTAATGATGCTTTTATTTTTTCTAGCTCTTCTAAAGACCAATATTCATTCCAGACAGGATTCCCGCTTGGTAAAATTGCAGGAAAAGATATTTGTCTCCATTGATCAG